ATAGCCAGAACCACCAGCAGTAATGTTGATGTTTGCAACCGATCCAACACTTACGAGGTTCGTCCCATCCCAAGTGCTATACCCGTTGACTGGGTCAATGAATAGAATTCTCTCGTTCTTCCACTGACTGATCTGTACGCCAGAATTGCTAAACGTCCCGGCAGGAGCAACGTTCCCTGTTGTGTTGTTGCTAAGATTGACGTACTCGCAGCGACCATCTGCCTCTACAGCAATCAAGTAGTCGGTCGTGCCAATCACGCCGCTAGACAAGTAAGTGACGGTATTGGCAAACGTGACGTTGCCCACATTGCTTACGTTGGGGACAATCTTGACGTTGCCCAAACCAATGGGCATGGCGTTCTCAATCCACGCAAACTCGTTCTTGTCGATTGTCGTGCGATTGGACTTGGTGTTCAGCCCCTTGAAGTCTTTAATGACCTCATAAGATTTGCGCTGTTCGCCTCTCTCAGCCATGTTAGTACGGGACTGAGTAAGGTGTCGGGAGGCGGCGCGTGAAGACGGTACTTAGAACGTTTCGGACATGCGACTCGTACTGTTGCTTGAAAATCTCCGACTCGCCATACGACTGCTCTTTGAACTTCGCTTTGTACGCAGCGTAGTACGCCACTGGCGTTGTGTACGGGTCTTGTAGTTGCTCAACAGTAGAATCAGACTGCAAAGCGTTAGGCAGCACAACCGTATCAAACTCACAAGCGTAGTCTTGATCCGGTACAGGGCCAAAGTAAATAGTGTTCTGGCCGTAGATGCTGTACGCAATCGGCAAGCCGTTGTAGTTCTGCCAGTAACGCAGTTGCGCGTTAAAGTCCGTCCACGGCAGATATCGGAGAGGCGTTCTGCTATTGCCCCAATACACATTGATGTTAAGAACATCAAGCGTCTGTTGTCCTTGCGGCAGCGAAGCATAGGAATACGATTCCTGCCCCGTAGTTACCGTAAAGTTCTGAATTTGGCGTAAGCAACCCGTATCACGCACAACCCGTTCTCGGGCCGCGTTGATGTAATCCGTCAGTTCTGAGTCGGAATAGAAATTCCCGTTTGCATCATGCAGAAGCCTTCTGACTTCCGTGATGTAGCCTGACAAGGTTGCCATTTACGATCCATAAGTCATGCCGCATGGAGACGTTTCGCCCCGCGCCCACGACGGGGCAACGGGGTTACTTCGCCAACCACGGAGGGCAGTTCGTGGTTCATCTCCGGTTGGTTAGTCGAGAACATGAACTCATGGAGTTTGGCAACAGCCGCGTCCATTTCGTTGCTGTACTTCAACCAACCAAGTCGGATTAGATGTGGGGTCTTATCTTGCACCCCATACCCGAAAATATGTTGGGCCGCTGCAATCGGCAGAGCAACCGGAACACCGGGACGGAATTCGTACTTGAACCCGTGGTGGTAATCCGAAAACTCTTCTGTGCCTTTATTAGTGACCCAAACTGTACTCATTACAGCGCTACCACATCGCCGTACACATCAATGTCAACCGTTTGAGCAACATTGCCGCCAGAGTTGACGATGACGAACAAACCTCCTGACGAATAAACATTCGTCGCAGCGTTCGCCGCCAAAGTCATATCTTGCCAAGTGGAGTTGCTAGAGATGTTAGACAACGCTGTATTAGCAGCAACCAAGTTGCTTGCATTGCCATCGTTGCTGGTGCAGATAGCAATGTTTGCAGCGGCCACATTTCCACTGGCGTTAGTTACCGTGATACGGCGGACAATGTATTGCGTACCAGCAGTAATGCCAATCACAGAGGCAGTATTGCTGACGGTAGCCAAACTAACGGTTTGCCCAAAACCAATCCGTTTGTTGCCAAAACCATCGGGGTACTCTGCTCCTACATGATCCGCAATCATGGTATCCCCTTAGGTGTTGTATTGGCCGGTAGCTGCCTGACCGCCATTGACCGTCAGCGCAACAATGCTCTTTGCGTTGCCGGTATCAGCGTTGGTCAGACGAACGTTCGTGCCATCGGAGATCATCAGACCACCGACGTTGGTTGCAGTCACGTTAGCCCAAGTGTTAGCAGCAGTCTGCATCTGGATGTACACATTCACCGTAGGCGGAAGGATGTACAGACCAGCGGTCAGAACAGTGCTGCTATTGGCCGAGATGTTGACGGTCTGGTTTTGGGTATACGCACCGGCAGTATTGTCGGTAGCGCCCGAAATCAGAATCTTGTTAAGTGCGAGTGCCATGTCTAGTCTCCTTACAAGCTAATCGAGTTAAGGTTATAGACTTGGGTCATCGACTTCGGCTTAGTGCTAACCAGTTCAGCGATGGTCAGAACCGCACCGACGTAACCGATCTGCCAATTCGGGAGAGTCGATTCAAAGCCGGTGAACACAAACGAACCTTGCTCGTGGACATACAGCGAGAGGTAGTTGGTGTTAAGGAAGTAGACCTTACCTTCCGGGCAATACGGGTCCGGGTAGATGGGCACACCAGCAACCATCAGAGCGCGGAAAGCCGCTTGCGGACCATCACCAGCGCCATCAAAACCGGAACCCGGAGTAATGACGTATTGCTCTTGACCGACGTAGTCTTGAGCGAGCAGCGTCCAAGTACCCATGCCGCACACACCGAACGACGGAATTTCACCGCAGTTCTTAACCGTGCCGCTGATGTACTGGAGCATGTTCTGGCGGGTCGGGTTGACGTTGCCAGCGTTGTAGACCTTCGACTTCCACCAAGTGTAAGTGGAACGGTCAATGTTGCCGTACACGTTGGTGCCCGAGGTGCCATCATCCACAGCCAGCGGGAGGCCGGTGAATTGTTGGGCATTGGTCACGTTGTTGTACAGCGAGTACGACATGGCGTCCAGCATGACGTTGGTCGCATCGTTCATCCGCGCTTCGATCAGCGGGACGATAGCGAAGTCTTGCTGCACGACACCTTCCATACCAAGGAAGGGAACCGGAGCAATCATCAGCTTGAGGTTCCACTCGGCGTTATACGCGCCTTGTTGAACGGCAGGCTGAGTGAAAGAGCCGCTGTAGTCGGACCATTGCGCGTTAACAAACTGAGCGCCTTGGACCGGAGCAGTTACCGAGGACACACCGCCAGAGGCTTGTTGACTGTTAGCCAGCAGAGCCGCCATAAGCGGAGTGGAGTTGTAAAGCTGAACGACCAGCTTCGGGATGAACGCCCGACGAGTGACATACGTCAACTCGTTGTACTGACTAGTACCCGAAGCCGGAAGAATACCGCCGCCGATAGGCATGGTTCATCTCCGAAAAAAAGTTAGCCCTCTACTCACAGCCCAATGGGTCGCGGGGTTTTCCGCAACTCAGTGAGTGCTTGTACTGCATTGTCACGAGCCGCCTTGGTCGGGTTCTTCCAATACTTGTTAAGGTCAAACCCGTTAAGGGGATTGCTGTTGTAACCAATCGGGGTAGGTTCGGCAGACTGCCTCATCCACTTCCAATACTCAGCAGCAGACTCGTGATTAGTGATGCCCTTTTCGACCATCACTTTTTCAACTTCTGGAATGTCATCTTCACTATCAACCAGACCCTTCTTCAACAACGCACGACGACGACGCTAAGTTCATTGAGTGCGTCTTGTTGTTGAAGTTTGGCTTCCAGCGATTGAACTCGCTCGTCGGCCTGTTGGAAAACTTGCGTAGCACGGTCTTCAATCTCGATCTCGGGGATCGGCATATCAGGACGCGCTTCACGAGTAAGTCGGAGGAAGTTCTTGCGAGTCTTCGGGTTCTCTGCCAATTGCTTGGCAAGCAGAGCCAGTTCGTCTCGCGCTTCCGGTGTCAGGTCTTCAAGTGACATGATTTAGCCCTCTTAAATCAATTAGATAACTTTCTTGCCGTCACCCGGCTTACCAAGATTCATCTTGCTCTTGGGACCGGCTTTGGCACCACCATCCAGACCACCATACCGAGCATAACGCGGCGGGTTAACAATCTGGCCGTTGTCTTGCTTGTCATCAAGCGGACGCCGAATCGATGCAGCGCCACGCGGCTTGAACAAATCCATTTGGATTCTCCTTACATGGGTTGAGGCCGTTGTTGAAGGCCGGGGATTGGCGCGGATGCAGCGACTCTTTGCTCAGGCGATGCGCCTCCCGCCTGCGGCAAAGTCTGAATCATTTGGAGAATCTCGGCAGGAACCAACTCACGAGTCTGAGCCTCACGCATACCGAAAGCACTACCCATCTTTTTCATGATCTCCAGAATGGCTTTGCCTTCTTCTGAATCAGAACCAAAAGCGGGAAGAGATTGTTGGAGCAAGTCCATTGCCATTTGGACATTGATACGAGCGCCTTCTTTATTACCCGCCTTCGGCTCCGGGGTAGACATTGGAGCGGCCATCGGGGGCGCTTCGTTGGGTTGTTGCGGCATAGCTGACGCATTAGGCGCGGGTTCTCCCGCACCAGCGGAACCTTTAATTAGATTCATTACACTTTCATTTGCGTCAGCCATTTCTGTTCCTGTTTAGGGACTTAGCAGCGGTATATTACTAGCAAATCTGTTTGTCAAGGGGAGTCGGGTTTCCCCGACCCCCACTTGAGCGCTTAGCGCTTAGCCTTGCGAGCCTTGCGAGCCTTGCGAGCCATGGTAGCCTCCTAATAGAAGCGGCCACTTAAACAGGGGCAAGCAGCCATACCCCATTCCCTTTCGGGGAATACTTACCGACGAGCCTTACGGCCCTTCTTCATATGCTTGCGGTACATGGGTCACCCCCTTCCGTAGTTGCGGTTGCCGCGAGTCGTGGTATTACGAATCGCATCCCTATTGAACGTGATACTCGGAGTTTTTGCAATCGAACGCATACCAGTGACTTGTTTTTCACTGACACGCGGCTGATCCGCTTTACTCACCGATTTCGACTGAGCCACCTTTTTCTCCTTGCTGTGCTTGCGCCTGCGCTTGTTGCGCCTGCTGCGCTTCAATCTTCTTCAAGTCTTGTTTCAGCAGTTGCTTCATTGGTGCATCAACCAAATCTATCAGACGCTCCTTGCTGATAGCCCCAACCTTCAACAGATTGAACGCAAGCTGCCTGCTGTCTTCCATGAAGATTGGGCTGTTGCTGTGCGCGTCCACTTTGACAACGTAGTCACGGGTAAATTGTTCGGCGATGAAACGCATACCGTCATCAGCGGTGTAGTGCGTATCGTCATACGACTGCATCATCTTCATAAACAGCGTTGCCAGCTTTTCTAGCGAGTCCTCAACAATCAAGGCGCGTTTCTTAGCGCGGGACGAACCCAACCGAGCAAGCTGGCTTGCGTGTCCAGTAGAACGAACGCCAGACTCGCCTTTACCGGCAAGCACGTTGGTGATGCCACTCATTTCCTCGAACATCCGATCGATCTCCGCAATCTCGCGGAAAGCGTCATCAGGAATGTTCGGAGCCATACGCTCTACCTTGGCGTTAGGCATATCGGTGGCAAACAAACCGCCAGCGCGATTCAGCGCAAAGTTCTTCTCGTCCAAAATGCCGGTAAAGCCAACCAGCGCAGTTGGCGGCGACACTTGCTTGGACAGCAGATCAAGAATCTCGGACATGCGCTTGTTCCGCATCTCTTGCAGGAAAATCAAACGCTGTACTTCCGATTGCCCCCAATAATAGTCGTACTGCGGGTTGGGGCAAATCTGCACAAAGGGCAACTCGCCCTTCAAGAATAGCTTGCTGCCTTCGCGGTCATAGATGACAACGTCTGGTTCTGCGATGGTGACGCACTGGTAATCCTGCGTCTCATCGTTCCAAAGCCAGAGTTCCCGCATCTCCACGGTCTCTTCGGCAACACGAGCTTTGTATCGGGCATAGCCGGACAAGTCGAGGTTGATGTTACCAAAGATGGTCGGGTTGACCTGACTCGTGATAATCCGGTCAATAGCCTCTGGAACCCGACTGACCTCGTGGTGCGAGGCGGAGATACGCCGGATGAGTTCCTCACGCTTGGGGTGCGTGTACAGGCGATTGTACAACTCAGACTTGGTGATGTAGTACGTCTGTACCAACGCCTCTTGGCGGTCAGTGTAAGGCGTGTCTTCGCGCAGAACGCCAACACTACCCGGCTCAATCATGTACGGATGGATGCCGTTCCTGTACGTCAATTTGACGTACGTCGTGTTGTACACCAGCGCCCAAGTCAGAGCCATTGAGAACACGTTGTCCGTGTTGCTGTTGAGCCACTGGTCATTCAACGCTTTGGTCAGCACCGGAACCTTGATGTATTCCGGCTCCGGCACAGCCGCACCTAGGTCAATGCTGAAACGCGTTGTCTCTGCGGAGTACAGGAACGACGTTAGCTGATCGATGTGCGGGAAAATCTTGTTGAAGTGAGCGGGCGGCTCTTCTGGTTGACAACCAAACAAGAAGTAAGAGCGCAACGTCTGATAGTCGGACTTGCGCTCTTCAACGCTCACCATGCACTTATGAGCAACGTCCAGATAGAACGCTTCTCTAGCCATTGGGTCGGTTGGAATTCGCATCAATTATCCAGTTTCAAGTTTTGATGGTCGCCGATGTAAGACGCTGTAGTTGGTGCCTTGAACTTGCCACCAGCAGATGCAAGTCCATTTGGGTTCTCGCCAGCAATGCTCTTGGTATTGAAGTTGCTGATTTGACTAGGATTGCCCCACTGTACTGCAAAAGGATTGTTTTGTGGAGGGGCATACCTTGGAGGCTGAGCCTCCCCCTCTCTGACGCTCTTGATATCGCTCATGCCGTAATCAGAGGCTAGACCGCGCAAAGTGTTGTCGTTGAACTTGGTCTTGTCGCCAATCATGCCGATGGGTTGCAAGAAAACCTTTTGCACCGTGTCGCAGCCATGCGGACAGATCGGCATATCGCTTTCAAAAAAACCGTGTACTTCGCACTTGTAGTCGTTAAGAACCATTTTGCCCTCGATTCATAAGTTCACCCAAAGTTGGAGCAGAGTAGTCGCCGCGCTGCCGCAGTCCTATCTGCAACTTGAACTCGCCATTTTGAAGTGTCACTCCATAGTGGCGCTTGGCTACCGGCTTTGGGTCTTTCCGGTATTCAATGTATTTCTCCCTGTTCCGCTTCTGCATAACTACAACTTTGCCTTCTCGGAACTCGCGCAACGCCTTGTCTAGCCTGCGTTGCATGTACTCAGTCAAATCATACTTGCCCTTCAATATGTCCAAAAGGTGCAGATGGTTAACTCCGGCCAGTTCTGCAAAGTGCGCCATAGAGATGCCGCGCCTTTCGTCATCCTTGAACATCTGCAATTGACGCAGCAATTCTTTCTTGGGCGTGACCTTATCCATAAACACCTATACGTTTCAAGTAGTTAGAGACGTTTTGGTTGACAGGGTTGCCGCTGGCAACGATCCGTTCTTCTGTCTCTTGTTGGGCGCGAGTGACGCGAGACTGTATCAAGCGCGGTTGTACTTGTTCGGCATAGGCGGCGCAGGCAAGGCCGGTTGCCATGACTCGGTCATCTTTGTTGCGACCATAAGCGGCAATCGTGCCGCCGTCCCGGACCACCGACTTCATTTCGTCCAGCAACTCCATCGAGTAGACGTTGAGCATCCCGCGCTCAAAGTAATCCTTGAAGTAGTTGAGCATCCGTTCTTTGGT